CGGAAACCCAAAGCTGGGCAACGAGAAAGTGTTGCTGAGATTTGTGCCGCCAACTTGAACAACGCTTTGCGTGAGTTGTATTGGCACGGCGAGCAGTATTATGACCAATATTACCCTGGCTTTGTTGAAGTGGCGCGGCGCTCTGTTGACGCTGAAGGGCAGAAAGTGTCGGATTACTTCACGCCAATAACAAAGGAAGAGATTGCGGAAGGGTTCTTCAAAACCTTCACAGTTTACCCAGAAGCATTGGCAAAGGCTGGTGTTGAACCCATGGAGATGCAAAGTGGCATTCTGGATGCAGTGTCTAGCGTTGTAAACAATGTTGTGCGCCAAGTGACAGCAGTAGTATTGGATGCTTCTAGGATTAGTTTTGTTGCTGTCGTCGGGGGCATTGTTGCTTTGCTGGATCGAAGAACTGCTCGAATTTTAAGTGATCAAAGTGTTGTGGTTTGCCGAGTGATTATGAATTTTCTCTTTCCTTCAATCTCGAATCCACGCAGTCGTTTGGTTGGGCAACCTCTACTCTTGCAGAATGGTGCGGCAGAAGAGGATGTTGAAGTGCCACTCCCACCCATTCTTTTGGAGACACTTTGGGATAGAATCCCAGAGCCTCCTGCTGGGTATGATGTCAAGAGGGGAAGTTTTAAAAATTACATTCGTTTGGGTCAGAAAGGTTTGGCTGATTTGCAGTCGCGACGCGGCATGAATTGGGCGCACGCGGGAGTCCTTTATACGCCACAGATGACAGAACAACTCATCGCCAACATTCTGAGTCAAATCAACGCTTACAAAACGGCAGAAAGAGAAAGAGAAAACTTTGAAATGGAGGTGCGTGCCGCTGTGCGCGCATACAACCATGCGTGTAGCGTTCCGATTTCGTTTGTTGGTGACTTTGATGGGTACAGGCACATTCCTGAGTACGATATATATGTCGATCTTAGCATTGCTAGTACTATCCTCCCTCGAGTTGAGAGTCTTTTAGAAGAACATGCTCAATGGAGCGCCAATGACCAATTCTTAGATGAAGTTTCGGAATACTCGACCAACATAGTTCCAGTGATGTGGGAGATCAACGTTCCGAATGGTGTGTTGTACTACGGTCCTAAACCAAGTGTGCGTGCTTTGCATATCTTGGGAGCACTCGTGGAAGGCATGGAAGATCCCACTGCTGGAATTGAGATGTCACATGGTGTGGTACTTCCTGGTGTGGATGGAGAATCCAACATACAAATTTATCGCTATCTTTTCAATATCTATGAGTACATTCACGACGATTGGTGGCGAAGGGAAGTGTGGAGCGGGTTGAAACGGGAGTTTCAATACGGCCCGACAAAGATACCAGGCGTTAGGTTAGATGATCTTGCACTTTCCAAAATTATCCTGGCAGAATTAGATGAGATTGAGTTTGAACTTGGGCACAAGGGCGTGTTTCCCAAATTTTTGCGACTCGTTTCCTATGTCCAGGAACTGGAATTTTTCTTTTTGTTGCACGGTGAGATCGTGGACATAAGAGATGTCGACAGAACCATGCCTGCAGTGCAGGCTTAGGTGTGTCGGCGATGTAGCTATCATTGGTACCCAACCGATGGTAGACGCATAATAAGGGTTTAAATACCAAATATGGGCCTTGGATGTGGTCTAAGAAACCCGTCCAATTGTAAATATTCTTAACAATGTAAATACAAGGAGTTCAAATCCGGACTCGAAGTCAAAACCGGATCTTTATGATGGAGCGCACATCAGAAAAGCGTTAAGAGCGGATGCTCTGAACTTACAAATGGGTGATGTTGTTGAAACACCCACGACGACATTTGTGGATGCAGACGTGAGTACATCTACCGTCACAAACAATGCGGTTGACAACACAGCGTACAAAACTGATGTTGAGTTAGCTAACTTTTTTAAGAGACCAGTTGAGATAATGACAGGAATCTGGACAATCGATGGCGATCTCGACCAGGTTATCAATCCGTGGCTGTTGTGGTCTCAGAACGCACGTGTGGCCAACAGGTTGAATAACTTTTATGGTTTTACAGGCGATTTGAACATCAAATTGGTGATCAATGGCAACCCATTTTCTTGGGGTTGTTTGATGATGTCTTATTTGCCCAACTCGAGTCCTGTATTCCCTATTACACAGGATGTTCGAAATTTTCAACCTTCAGCGTTCTTTGCTGACTACATGACAGCCTCGCAACGACAACATGTGTTGATTGATCCAACCACAAGTAAGGGAGGCGAAATGGTCATTCCCCTTCACATTCGAGAAGCAGCCGTGTCTTTGACTGGGACGGCATTCGCGAATTGGGGTGAACTTTGGCTTCGTTCGCTTAATACCTTGCGACAACTGAACTCCACAAAAGCTCTAACATTCACAATCTATGCGTGGTGTGAAAATGCTCAATTGAGCGGACCCACACAGACAAATATGACGGGTTTGACAGCCCAAAGTGGAGAACTAGAGCAAGGAACTTTGTCACAATCACTTGGAATTGTAGCTAAAGCAGTTGGCTCTTTCAAGAAATTGCCAGCGGTTGGAAATTGGATGACGGCAGCAGAAATGGCGCTCAAACTTGGATCGGATGTAGCAGCTTCCTTTGGTTATGCTCTTCCCACGAATGAACATCCTGTGCAGAGATTCAAGTCAGTCTCCGGGACACCAATAGCTGCAATGTCTGGTTTGTCGACCGCGTTGTCTTTAGGGCCTAATCCCAAGAATCAGTTGACGATAGATAATGCGAAAGTTGGTTTTCCAAAGGATGAAATGAGCTTTGCGGAATTAACTAAGATTCCGAGTTTGTTGTACACAGCAACGTGGACACCTGCCGCAACGCGGAACACATTGCTGGCCAATTTTCGTGTTAGTCCCTTGCTTAATTTTCAAGGAACGAGGAGTCTTGTGAACGCGCAAGCTGTTCAAATGACACCAATGGGGTTTGTTGCTTCGAACTTCAGATATTGGCGTGGATCTTTGAGAGTGCGTTTGCAAATCGTGGCAAACAGTTTCCACCGAGGACGACTGTTAGTTGTTTGGGATCCAGCTTTGACACCAACTTCACCACAAGAACATGTTGTTCGCAACATGATTGTTGATATTGCTGAAGCTCGTGACTTCGAGTTTGATGTCGGTTGGGGCACCAATGCGCAAGTATTGCGCACTGCAACAGTTGCGAGTGACTTGAATTCTTTTCAAGTGACAACGACACCCCAAGCAACAAACACGGAATTCACTAATGGTGTGGTTTCTATTTACGTGTTGAATGAGTTGGTTACCTCAACAACGTCAACAACACCAATTCAAGTCAATGTGTGGGTTTCGATGCCAGATTTGGAAGTGTTTGAGCCGACCTTTGAAGCATTTCAAGGATTTTCTATATATCCTACCGCGCCGACAGTGGCTCTGGCAGAACCGATGGTTCCGCAGAGTGGTTTGTTGGAATCGCCTATCTATGGCCAAAAGGGGACCGAGACGTTTGAATTGGTTCCGAAGTCTTCTGATACAGTTGTCGGTGTGTCAAACACAGATGTTTGTGTGAGTTTTCGCAAGATTGTTAAGAGATACAATTACGTGCGTACCTACTCGAACGCTCATGCGAGCACCGTGCTCGGATACTTTGTCATAGAAACAGGTGTAGCAGTGAATCCTACCGCTTATGGTCCAGGATACACAGCTGCTGGATTGGATGGAACCGGAACGAACAAAAGGAATGTGTGCCCTCTGATTCCACTTGTTTTCATCACGCAAGGGTATGTTTTCCACCGTGGAGGTTTTCGTGGGTTGATAAGTTTTTACCCCAACACGATAGATGGTTATACCACGACAGTGTCCAGAGATTTGGAGTCCGTATTTCCAATGAATGTGGGCTATGTTGATTTGACACTGGATGGTTTGCGTTCGCGTATGAGATTGGAGGCCTCTGACTCCGCGGGGTCTATACTCAAAGAAGGCGGTGGCAACAGGGTAATTGAGTTTGAATG